GTCTGATTAGGGGCGCTGATAGTGACTGTAGGGGCTGTAATGTAGCCAGCACCAGGGTTTGTGATGCCGATAACGCCTACAGAGCCTATAGAGACTAAATTAGCCCCATCCCAAGAGAACAACCCGTTATTGGGGTCTCCTATAAGGGCATACTGGTTGTTAAATTGAGTTGCAGTAACACCTGAGCTGCTAAACGTACCACTAGAGGCCACGTTACCCGTTGTGCCAGCAGGAGTGCAATACTGTGCAGCCCCGTTAGATTCGGCAGCAAATATGTACTCGGTGTTGTTAATGTTGAACGAGGTCAGATAGCTAACTGTGTTGCTAAAAGCACTCGTCTTGATAGTCGTCTGACCTGGTACAACCCGCAAATTACCGTAGCCTACAGGNTGGACGTTCTCAATCCACGAGAACTCNTCTGTTTCGATAGCTGTNCGGTTGGCCTTGGTGTTTAGACCTTTAAAGCTCTTAATGACAGCATAGGACTTTTTTTGTTCTGATGCTGCCATGTTTAGAAGTAAGAGTAAGCGTCAGGGATACGTCGCGTGAATACAGAGTTCAACACAGCTTGGATGTGTTTGATGTACTCTTGCTTGTAAATCTCGGCCTCCCCGTAGCTTTGCTCCTTGTATTTTGCCTTGTATGCGGCATAGAACACTACAGGAGTCGTATACGGGTCGTTTATAGGGTCTACAGCACTTGGATTAGACAAAGTAAGAGGTGTAGGCAGCAAAGTGGTGTCCACTTCGATGTAATAGGCTTGATCCGGCACAGGAGAGATGTAAAGCGTCTGCTGACCGTATGTTGAAAAGCAAACAGGGCGTCCAACATAGTTTTGCCAGTAACGGAGCTGTGCGTTGAACTCAGTCCAGTTCAAATTGCGTAGTGGGATGCGTGAATTGCCCCAATACAGCGTCACATTCAGAACATCGAGCGTTTGTGTGCCCGAGGGGAGACTTGCGTACTGAATTTGCTCAGCAGGCTGAACATACTTAAGGGTAGCAGTACCGTCTGCAAAAGCAGTTGCTGGGGGAAACACGTTGTTTTGAGTTGGGTAAGCTGGCGCTGTAGAGCCAGATGTTCCCGACGTTTGGTACTGATAGATAAATACATTGTTGAATACGTATTGACCCGCAGTAACAGCCGTGTTTGCGACCCAGGCGGTTGCAGGAGTTTGGTTGGTAGAGTTGCCTGCGTACGGATTGTAGGCGGCAATAGGCGTAGAGAGTGGTTGACCCACACCTGAGCCTTGAAGTGTTCTTAGACAGCCAGTGTCACGACATACACGCTGACGAGCGTCGTTAATGTCGTTGGTTAACTCTTGTTGAGTCCAAAAGTTATTGTTCTGATCGTGCAGGATTGTCTGCAAGTCAGTAAGGTAGGACGACAGAGTTGCCATGTAGTACTCATTTTATGCTGCACGACGAGAGACTTTTCCCCCGCTCCGGCCTTCACCGGATTGGGGTACTAACTCTACCACCGAGGGTAACGAGTGGTTCTGTTTAGGAGCTTCTGAAGAAATCTCAAACTTCTCCAGCATCTCCAGTCCTTTTTTCAGTTCTGCCCGAGATTGAATCCAACCTAGACGAGCTAGCTTTTCTTCCTTCTCTTTGTCTGTCATGCCGACACCAAAAATATGACGAGCAATCTCGAACGGCAACTGTACAGTCACGTCCTTTTTAAATTCGTACACGACACCGTTCCAACCATCGGTCAGTTCAATATCGCTCTTATTGGTGACGAAAACATCAGGCATTAGAAGCTCACTGTGTCGCCATAGATGCGGATGTCAACGGTAGCGTTAGCTACAGCAGTGTTGACTTTCACATACAAGGCTTGGGTAATGTTGCCGGTAAGGGCAGTGGTTGTGCTGTAAGGAGATGCGATTGTCAGATCTTGATAAGTGCCGACAGCAGTGAGGTTAGACAGCACGGTGGCTGCCACAACTGCATTGCTTGCGTTACCGTCAGAAGAGGTCAAGATAGACACGTTTGCAGTGCCCACGTTGCCGCTAGGATTCTGAACAGTAACACGACGGACAATCACGCCACCTGAACCGGCGACGTTACCAGAATTGGTAAGGCCACCGATCAGGATAGGCAAAGAGACAACGGCATTTCCAGTAGAGCCAAGAGGAACAGTAGAAGCAGTGGCAATAGCGTAATTGCCAAAGCTAATCGATGTATTTTGTGCTACTGAATCTGGATTAGCCATTCGTTCTCTCCTTAAGAGTTGTAAGTACCGCTAGCGGCTTGACCACCATTGACGGTAGCCAGAGTCATCGTAGTAGCGGTAGCAACGGTCACGTTAGCGCGGACGTTCACGCCATCAGAGATGATGACGCCACCAGTGTTGTTAGCCAACAGAGTAGACCAGGTAGCAGTGCTGTTGCTTGAGTTATAAGCAGACACAGCTTCGATGGTCACGTTGCCAGTGGGGAACGCCAGGTAAGTACCGGCGGGGATCAGGACGGTTGCGTTGTTGGCGGTAACGCTAGTCAACTGCCAATACGCACCAGGCGTGTTGGTAGAGGCGTTAGCCAGAACAATTTTATTTAAACCAAGTGCCATGACTATTACTCCTTACAGTGAGAGAGAGTTGTAGTTGTACACACGAGACATCGACTTGGGCTTGGTGCTAATCAACTCAGCAATCATAAGCACAGCGCCGACGTAACCAATCTGCCAGTTGGGAAGAGTGGACTCGAAACCAGTGAACACAAACGAACCTTGCTCGTGAATGTACAAGCTCAGGTAGTTGGTGTTAATGAAGTACACAGTACCTTCGGGGCAATATGGATCGGGGTAAATTGGCACACCAGCAACCATCAAAGCGCGGAAAGCGGCTTGAGGGCCATTGCCATCACCGTCGAAACCAGAACCGGGGGTGATAACGTACTGCTCTTGGCCCACAAAGTCTTGTGCCAACAGAGTCCAAGTACCGAAACCGCAAACGCCGAATGAAGGCATTTCAGCACCCTTCTTAACAGTACCAGAGATGTACTGCAAGATGTTTTGACGGGTGGGGTTCACGTTACCAGCGTTATACACCTTCGACTGCCACCAAGTGTAGGTGGAGCGGTTAATGTTACCGTAGGTTTGCAAGTTAGTACCGTCGTCAATAGCACCAGGCAAACCAATAAATTGTTGTTGGTTGGTGGTGTTGGTGTACAAAGCGGTAGCCATAGCGTCCATCATCACGTTGGTAGCATCGTTCATACGAGCTTCGATCAACGGAATAATGGCGGCGTCTTGCTGTGCGACACCTTCCATGCCCAGGAAAGGCACGGGAGAAATCATCAACTTCAAGTTGAACTCGGCGTTAAACGCACCTTGTTGGACTGAAGGCTGGTTGAAAGAACCAGAATAGTCAGACCACTGGGCGTTCACAAACTGTGCGCCTTGCACGGGAACCGTGACAGAGGACACACCGCCGGATGCTTGTTGGCTGTTAGCGATAAGCGCAGCCATCAGCGGGGTTGAGTTATAAAGCTGGACGACCAGCTTTGGGATAAAGGCCCGGCGCGTTACGTACGTTAATTCCGTATATTGCGACGAACCTGTTGCCGGGAGAATCCCGCCACCAATAGCCATAGCAAACTCCTAAAAAATAAAAAAATAGCATCTCAACTAAGAGATGCCGCCTACCCTCTTACAACCCAATAGGCCGCGTAGGTTTACGCAGGTCATTGAGTGCATTAAACGCTTCGTTACGAGCTGCCGCCTGCGGATTCTTCCAATATGCGTTCAAGTTAAAGTTCTTGACTGCACTTGGGTTGTAACCCGTAGATGTTGGAACGGCTGCTTGCTTCATCCACGCATGATACTGTGCTGCTGTCTCATGATCGGAGATTTTCTTCTCCAACATGATCTTTTCTACGTCTGCGATGTCGTCTTCAGTTGCCAAACCCTTTTTAACTAGGCTTTGACGACGACGCTCTAACTCCTCCATAGCATCACGCTCACGCAACTTAGCTTGAAGCTGTGCGTTTTCGCTTCTAATCTGGTCAATAGCAGAATTGGTCTTGTCCTCGATCTCCAATTCAGGAATTGGCAAATCAGGATTGACTTTCTTGGTCAGACGCAGAAACTCTTTGCGAGTTTGTGGATTTTCAGCCAGTTTTTGAGATAGCGAAGCTAACTCGTCACGGGCTTCCAGAGATAGATTTTCTAAAGACATAGTATTACCCTCTTAGCAAAAATTAGATGACCTTGCGGCCATCACCAGGTTTTTCGACACGCATTTTGTTCTTGTCGTACTTAGAAGCACCCGACAAGCCACCCAGTTGCGAGAAACGAGGTGTGTTAGTAATTTGACCGTGTTGCTGATTGTTGTCTGTAGGACGACGAGGAGCGCCACCGGCTTTGGGTTTGTACAAGTCCATGATATTTCCTTACATTGGGGATTGAGGTTGACCTCCAGCCATAGCTGGAATTCCAGGAATCGGCGCTTGAGCCATAGCCTTGCCCTCTGGGGTTGCGCCACCAGCTTGAGGGAGGGTTTGTAGCATCTGAAGAATCTCAGATTGCTGCAATTCGTTAGTTTTGTTCTTACGAGGGCCAAGCGTTTTGTTGATAGCACCAATAGCTGCCAACACTGCCTTGCCTTCTTCAGAATCAGAGCCAATAGCAGGCAAAGATTGCTCCAGCAAGTCTTGAGCCATGCCAAGGTTAATCATTGCTGCTTCTTTAGAACCCATCTTGGGTTCTGGAGTGGACATAGGGCTGGACAACGGAGGAGTAGACGCCTCTGGAGGAGGAGCCATAGGGTTAGCGCCATCAGGAGCGCCCATGCCGGGAGGAGCACCGATACCGGGCATAGGAGCACCAGCGGATTTCGCACCCTTCATCATTTCCATCAGTCGGTTGTTATCCATAGCCATACTATATTCCTTTAGGCGAGTTTGTAACCTTTTACAAACACACTGTCAATAGGTGGGAGGTCAATGTTTAGTTTCCCGACCCCCCAGGGACTTAGCGGTTGTGCCGCAATCCTTGCGGATTACTTACGCTTGTGTTTACGAGCTTTACGAGCCATGATGGTCTCCTTGCAAGGGCCAAGTTAGAAAGGGAACTCAGCCATACCCTTATTCCTAACGGAATTTCTTAACGACGGGTC